GAGGATCAATTGTATGTCTTAGAAGGTACTGGGTTGCATGATGATGGATGATAGATTGATTGACATCGTGGCCAGGATAAATGAATTGACCCGCGAGGTTGCGGATGCTGAGTGGGATCAAGATCCGAGGTTCGAGGAGCTAGGCCAGGAGCTTAGAGTTCTTAGAGCATTACATGAAAAGGGAGTTAATTATGAGCCAAAGTTTTAACAAACAGAATGGAAAACAAAATGAAGTTATTAACTGAAAAGAAAATAGTGACCGTGTCGGACATAACGTACTCGAACAGTGCGTTCGCGGTCACGCAAAGAGGCGAAGGTGTATTCATCAACGCCAGGATGGTAGAGAAGTTGGGCATAGAGGAGGGGGATGATCTGGTTGTTAAGGTTCTATTGAACTACAAAGACAAGAGAGACGAGGTTAAGTACCGAGCGATCAAAGGTTCGGTCATTCAAGAAGCAGACTGGACAGAGATCCAAGAAGAGTTTCTATAAGAAAAAAATCACGCTAACATTGTTAGCGTGATTACTTTAATTCCTATCCCTTACCGTAATACTCATCGACATACCCAGCGATCCCGGATCTTTCGGGAACTTCCGAAGAGTTCTTCCAGTTCCTTATCATAAACGACAGTTGTCTGGGTATAGATCGAGCGTTATCTTCCGCTAACTTTTTTATAGCTGCATGATCTGTGTCATAGATAGCTATGGTACGATATTTTATTTTAGACATGTTGATCTCCTAATCAAATTACACTCGTAACCTATAGACTGCACACTGACTATACACAAGTTATAATTGTGCGTCATTAGGCTTTCCTTTTTTACCTTCTTTTAATCGATCGGGCTCGTTGGTGTGACCTCGGATCTGAGTGACGTTGTGCCTCTTCATCTCTGTGAGCAGTGCGTCACAAGTTTCTTTGGGCAACCCTGTCGTTACTTGGAGTTCTTTAGATGCTGACTTGAGATTTGTTTTACCTACACGGTACTCACAAAACGCCTCAATCATTCCACTCATATCTATCTTTTCTTTAATGTTAACCATTCTGCGGCTTCCTCTCCTAATACTTGAGCTCCAATTTTTATTTTACCCTGGAGCGATTTCACTATTCGTTCGTCTATAGTTCCTTCACATATGATATCAACATAAGTCACCGATGAATTTTGTCCGATGCGGTGACAACGGTCCTCTGACTGGGCCCTGTTAGTCAAATCAAAGTCATTCGCGTAATACACCACAAGATTTGCGGCGGTTAATGTTAGTCCATAGCCTGCGACAGCGGGGTTTCCTACAAAAAAGCGAAGAGGATGATTAGGATTCTGAAAATTATCGATCACCTCGTTACGTTCCTCGTCTGTAGTGTCACCAAAGTAAGATGCCGCACTGTTGTCACCATACTTTTCTTTTAATGTTCGCACAATCTCAATGATATCATGCCTAAACCTAGACCAAATGATTACTTTGCCATCACTTTCGTCGATGATATCTAAGACAGCGGTCATCCTGGTTGAGGGAAAGGTCAGCATCTCACCATCATCAGTCTTTAAGTGACCAGACATGACCTGTTGTAGGCGTAACATCTGTGTAATCACTGCGGGAGCTGTGACTAATTCACCACTCTCAAGTAAAAGCATAGCGTGACGCTTAATACTTGTGTACATTTCTAATTGTTCTTTGCTTAGACTAACGTACCGAGCGGTGTATATCTTTTTGGGAAGATCCAAACACTCAGACTTCAGTACTCGATACGAAAAAGTATTTATCTTTTCTGTTAACTCTTCGATGTATCTGTATCCTACTACCTGTTGGAAGGCATGAGTACCTAGAGACATTCGTTTTACCACTGCATACCTACCTTGGAAAGCATAAAAGTTATCATAGCCCAAGATCCCAGGCTCAAGGAACTCGGCTTGAGCAAAAATATCCAAGGGAGACTTGGTGATAGGAGATCCCGTCAGTAGTCTTGTGTATTCGAAGCCCGCTGCTATCTTATGAAGCGACTTAGTTCTCTTTGCTTTCGGATTCTTTATGGTTGTGCTCTCATCTATGGCTATCATGCCATGTGAACCATACTTTTTAGCCAACCATTCCCCGGCTTGCTTACCTTTTAGTGATGAGAAGGCCTCAACATTCATAACAAAGATGGTGAGCCCTGCGTAATCTTCTTTGACTGACGCTAACTCTGCTTTTTGTTTTTTATTTGGTGATGATACCCACTTTATTATGCGTCGAGGCACATCATCAGACAGATGTTCTGGTATTTCTCGCTGAACCCAGTTGCGATACACACCTTTAGGTGCGATGATCAAGGCGAAGTTAACTAAGCCTTCTTGAAACAGCATCCCTAAGTTATCTATAAGGATCTTACTTTTTCCAGTACCCATCTCGCAAAAGTATCCGAAACTTTTTCGTGTCCCTGTCTTCTCCAATGCTGTCGTTTGGTGATCGTAGGGTTTAGTTTTAAATTTATAGTTGACCATTGGTATTTCTCCCATTACAGTAGTTTTTACGGAAGACACAATCCCGTGTCAACCTTTTTAACCTGAGAAGGAATAAATCTATGGAAATCTTTGAAGATTACTATGATGAAGCTGATGCAGTATCTCAAGTCAATACTGAAACGGCAAAGAACTTAAGTGGCTTGGTACGCAATCTACGAAAAGTAGAAGATCAAATTGAGGTTGCAGAACTACACGTCAAAGAACTAAAGGCAGAGGCTCACAAGCTTTCTACCGATACAATCCCAGCTCTAATGGATGAGATGGGTGTTGAGCGATTGGACGTGGACGGTGTGACGGTACAACGTAAGTTGATTGTCCATGCCTCGATACCAAAGGACAGACGAGACGAGGCTCACGCCTGGCTTAGAGAAAATAAGTACGACAGCATCATAAAGAACGATGTGACGTGTAGCTTTTCGAAAGGCGAGGACAACCTAGCAGGAGATGTCGTTGGTATACTTGAGCAGAGGGGTTTTTATCCTGTGACCAAGACTCATGTGCACTCATCTACTCTCAAGGCTTTTGTTAAAGGTCTTGTTGAAGAGGGGAAGCCCATAGATCTGGACATGTTTGGAGCCTATATAAATAATGCAGCTGAAATTAGGAGGAAATAGTTATGGGTATATCAAAACAAATGCAGATGGAAGAACTGGATCGCATCAAGCGTGAAGAGTACGACCCCAAACGTAAATTTGACAACGACGAGTTGGTCGAAGTGATTGAAAATTTACAAAAGGAATCAAAGCTTACGAACATGTCTGGTATTCCCGACAACTCTTACGAGGGAAGTGCGGAAGAGGAAGAAATGAAAAAGTTTCCAGAAATTAGAAAGGTAAAGACCGATGAGTAATGAAGTAACTAAAGCTAAAGGAACAGCAGTGTCCGCAGATTTAATGGACGATATCTTTGAAAGTGCAGGAGAAGGTGCATCATTTGACAGTTCGGAGATGCAAATCCCCTTCGTCAGGTTGGTTCAAGCCTTGTCACCACAGATCAACAAGAAGAAACCAGAGTATATAGAAGGTGTATCACAAGGAGATGCCTTCAATACTGTCACCAAAGAGTACTGGGATGGCGAGAAAGGTCTGACAGTTATCCCTTGTTTCCAAGCTACTAAGTACTTGGAGTTCGTACCTAGAGAGAGTGGTGGTGGCTTCCAGGGAGAGATCCAACCGGACAGTCCGCTGTTACAACAGGCAAAACGAAACGGTGCGAAGGAGATCTTACCTAACGGCAACGAGTTAGTTAAGTCTGATCAGCATTTTTGTTTGATCCTAGCAGAAGATGGCTCCACTCAACCAGCAATCATAGACATGAAGTCTACTCAGCTAAAGGTCAGCCGCAATTGGAAGACCATGATCGCTATGCAAAAGGCGGATCATCCTACTAAAGGTAAGGTTACTCCTGCGGTCTTTGCTACCAAATGGAAGTTGACTTCTGTTGAGCAGACCAATGATCGAGGTACGTTTGCCAACTGGTCGGTTGCCAAGGTCGGACTGATAGACAGTCGAGATCTACTACAAGAAGCTAAGACTTTCCGAGCGTCGATTGCCGCAGGAGAAGTGAAAGCCACACCAGAGGAGTCTTCTAGCTCCTCTGTTAACGGAGATGATATCCCGTTTTAAGTGGCACGGCGGCGGTGATTGGGGGATTCACCGCCGCTTTTTTCTAGGAGGTACTAATGTCTAACGCAAAAAGATTATTGAAGACCTTTGAAGGATCTTCTCTTGCCCACGGTAGAACTACTGTGGGTAAAGTCGGACGGAATGGTAAGACTGAGGCCAAGTATACTGTGCTTCGGGAACCGTTGACTGACATTGTGATGCAACATCACATCGAAGGTAAGCAAGGTGTCAACTCGATCCCCATTAATAGTGATAATATGTGCAGATTTGGTGCACTTGATATTGATATCTATGACTTGGATCTTGCCGAACTAAACAAAAAGATTAGGAAGTTAAAGCTTCCCTTGTTTCAATGCCGTTCTAAATCCGGTGGAGCACACTTGTTTCTATTCCTAAAAGATTGGGAGCCTGCTGCTTTAGTGCGGGAGTACCTACTTGAGATGTCAATCGTGTTGGGATTTGCTAGTGACTGTGAGATCTTTCCAAAGCAAGACAAGATCATGGCGGATCGGGGGGATGTTGGCAGTCATATCAACGTACCGTATTTCAATGCCGAACAAACGATGCGCTATTGCTTCGATAGTTCTGGCCAGGCGATGGAACTTGAAGAGTTTTTAAACGCTGTTGAGAAAGGCCGAGTGTCTATTGCAGAGTTAAATGAGATGGATCTTGGAGGTAAGAGAGAGAACTTTACGGACGGACCGTACTGTTTAGAAGTTATGACCAGTCTTGGTAAGGTTACAAAGTTCAGAAACATCTTCATGTTTTCGGTAGGTGTATACTGTAGGATGAAGTGGCCTGATGATTGGAAGAAGCACCACGAGGAATACAACAGGAAGTTTTGTTCCCCTGCCCTCCCTTCGAAAGAGGTAGCAGACATACAGAGTTCTCTTGATAAGAAAGAATACTTCTATACCTGTGAGACATGTCCTTTGAAAGATCACTGCGACAAGGATCTATGTAAGACCAGACCGTATGGGGTAGGCAATGAGACATTAGATCTTCCCTCAATGGGCGGCCTAACAATCATACAGTCTCAGCCCAGGCTCTACTTCATGGACGTTGAGGGCAAAAGAGTTGAGCTATCCACCGATCAGTTGGTTAACCAGAACCTCTGGGCCAAGGCGTGTGTGGAACAGATCAGTTACTTCCCTTCTTTGATGAAGCCTAACAAATGGAACTCCACGATTAATCAGATGCTGCAACAGGGCACATACTTAGAGGTAACAGAAGAGTTTACATATCACGGACAGTTTAAAGATCACCTTAGAAACTATTGCACGAGCCGAGTACGCGCCATCTCTCCTGACGAACTCCAGATGGGTAAGCCCTGGACCGAGGGCGGAGTTACTAAGTTCACAATCGATGGTCTTATGGAGTATTTAAATCGACAGGATTGGAAGCACTGGACCAAGGCTCAAGTACAAGAGGGGATCAAAGCGTTGAACACTGACAGTAACGGCGTGGGTCACCAGAACATTATGAGAGGAGGTAAACGAACTTCGATTAGAGTTTGGTTCGTTCCTTCATTCGAACAAGACGAACTAGAACTACCAACAAAGGAGAACGACAATGACGAAATCCCATTCTGATAAGCTTATCCCTGTCAGCGAAGTAGCTGATTGGTTAGGCGTGTCCCGATCTACTATATATAAGTGGGTTGAACTAGAGAAATTTCCTGCGCCCTTGATCTTAGGATCAGAGGAAGATGGGAAGAGAAGTGCCAGCCGCTGGGTGGAAGCCGAAGTATCTGAGTGGCTGAAAGCTAGGCCTCGAGGCATCCAACATGGACTCTAAGTCTACGTTGATCTTTGGTCCTCCTGGTTGCGGTAAAACTCACACTCTTATTGAGAAGGTCAAAGAAGCGATAGCCAAGGGTACGCCCCCAGATCGTATAGCTTTTGTATCGTTTACAAAGAAGGCGATCCGAGAGGCTACGGACAGAGCATGTGCTGCTTTTAATCTGACAGAGAAAGACCTACCTTACTTCAGAACACTACACTCTATGGCCTTCAGAGGTCTTGGGTTACAGTCTTCTGACATGCTTGCTAGAGCGGACTGGACAATCCTAGGGCAACAGCTTGGTATGATCTTTGACGGAACAAATGGTGTGTCCCCAGACGATGGGATGATTATGCCTTTGCCGATTGGTAAGGGGGATACTTATCTACAGTTGATGACGAGAGCTCGGTACAAGATGATACCCTATGAGAAAGAGTACAATCATCATGGGGATCGAGACATGTATTATCCTCTGTTAGAAAAAATAGACAGGATTGTTTCTGATTACAAACAGGAATCTATTAAGTATGACTTCGTAGATCTCATAGAGTTATACATACGAACTGTTACTCCACCGTCCTTAGATCTTTTGATCGTGGATGAGGCTCAAGATCTGACACCGTTACAATGGGAGATGGTAAAGAAACTAAGCCAGAATGCGGAGAAGGTTTTGTATGCGGGAGATGATGACCAGGCGATCCACCGATGGACAGGTGTTGATGTACGGTTATTCCTTGGATGCAGTGACCACAAAGAGATACTCACTCAGAGTTATAGACTACCAGTGTCGGTATATGGGTTGTCTCAACACGTTGTTCGCCGGATAAATCATAGACAAGAGAAAGACTTTGATCCCACATCAGAACTAGGATCTGTAAACTTTCACAGACAGATGGGGGAACTTGATTTCTCTACAGGATCTTGGACATTGATGGCTCGAACAAACGCAATGGTTCGGGAGTGGGGCGAGTCGTTACAGGCTGAAGGACTTTTGTATTCTATTAAAGGTAGGAGTAGTATCAGCCAAACTACGGGGGAAGTAATAACTTCTTGGAAAAAACTACAAAAAGGGGAACGATTACCTCTTGCCTCTGTTGTTAAACTCTACGAAAATGTGCCTAAGACGGGGGATTTTAAAGTGGTGAAGCGAGGTTCGAGTAACCTATTGCAGGCCGTGGATCCTGAAAGTCTCCTGTCTTACGAAGACCTCCAACTTAATTACGGAATGGAGGCACCCAAGGAGCGAGATGCGATGGACGTGGCTCGATTGGGTACGCACGATAAGCTTTACTTTGAGGCTATCGAACGAAGGGGGGAGAACTTTCTGGATACACCTAGGATAAAGCTGTCAACCTTTCATGCTATGAAGGGAGGAGAGGACGATAACTGTGTGGTATCTTTATCAAGCACTCGAGCATGTGCTGAGAATAGAAACCAGGACGACGAGCACCGTGCATTTTATGTTGGCATAACGAGGGCTAAGAAGAATTTGCACATAATAGAATCCAACAAAAAGTATAGGTATGTATTATGAGCAAAGCAGAACGCCTAGAAAATCTTTTAAGAAAGGCAAAAGATCCTGCGTGCTCTTTTGAAGAAGCGGCGGCGGCTAGAAACATGGCAGAAAAGTTGATGAAGGAACTAGGAGAGACACGAAAACCAAAAGAAAAGATTTTTATTCAAGGACTTTTTACCAAAGAGCCACCAGAAGGTTCTCCTCCTTGGGTGATGTTTTCTCTGACCATCAACAAAGTTGAGTTGATAGATTGGTTGCTACAAAAACACAAAGGTGACTGGGTTAATGCACAGGTGTGCCGTAGTAAATCCACAGGAAAATTTTATGCAGAAGAAAATCAATGGAGGAAACCATGAGAAGAGAACAGATACTCGCGAAGGCAGAAGAGTTAGTCAATGGTCCGAGAGCCAAGCATTATGGAGACGCATACTTAAACCATGAGCGTATCGCCAAGCTATGGTCGGTTGTACTTGGGGTTGAAGTTACTGTGTCCCAGGTTTATCTTTGCTTAAACCAATTAAAG